TGCTTGAAGCGGGTACAATTTCTCAAGAGGTCTATGACACTTACATTGCTGGTCAACAGGCCGCTACGTCAGCCTTTAACGCCGCGGTGTATAACGCTGCGGGGGGCGAAGCTGAATATAACGATCTGATTACGTGGGCAGCAGACAACCTGTCTGAGGCTGAGATTGATACCTTCAATAACCTCCTTGAGGACGGTAACGTTTCAGCGGTGAAGTTAGCCGTTTCAGGGCTAGCAGCCCAGCGTGGGACCAGCCAAGCTCAGGAACCTGCTCGGAACATCGCGGGTGGCACTCCTCCTTCTGCAGACGTCTTCCAGAACTGGGCGCAGGTCCAAGAGGCCATGAACGATCCTCGTTACTACAAGGATGCGGCTTATAACGCAGCTGTAGTCGAGAAGATTGGCCGGAGTAACATCTAAAATGAACGTACACGTCTACACTGGACCGTGGGCTTACTCCGAGTACGACAAGAGCATCCCCGCTAGTGTGCGTCTAAGAAACATCGGAGCCATTGGGTCCTCTCGTGACAATCATGAGGCACGCTTTGGGGCGCTCGATCCCCACACCTTACCTGCTTCAGATGGCTCTGATTTGCCGACCCCCGCGTTCTCCTCGATATACGGGGGTGCAGCATATTGGGGTCACTTCGTCATCCGCAGGGCGCAACTTGTTAACAAGCCTGCGGGAGTGACCTCAATCGCATCAATTATGAAAGCATACTCCACAGGACACGCTGAGGCATACAGCCGGTCTGTATCCAGAGACAGTGGTGTAGGCCTTCATGAACCCATTGACCTCTGGAGCGATCCTCAAGGGTACCACAAGCTGTATCGCGTGATGATCGCTATGGGGCGCTGGGAAGCTGGCGCTAGAAGCGAGAGTGCTCCTGGCTATGAGGCCTTCAACGTCGTCTACAACCTTTTCGACCAGGCTGTGGTTGATGAACTGTATTGGGGCATGGTTCACGGGTGTCGTGAGGCGTGGCGTGACCAAGGGTACACCATAGAGGTGACGCCTGAGGAAATGACTTACGTGGTTTCATCTGATGCAGCCACGTCTGCCCCAGAGCCTTCGAAAAAGAAGCAGCAAACCAATGCTGAGGCGAAAGATCCTCTTATTGACGGTGTTAGCGGCTGGCGAACAGTCATCACTGGTACCCTAGGAATTATGGCTACGTTCTTTACGGCTGTCTTCGATTTGTTGGGACTTGAGAACGCTGAGAAGCTCGGGGGTGTGACAGCGCAGGTGTTGATTGGCCTGGCTGCATTATTCCTCATCCTAAAATTCTGGAAGCGTGTTGAGCGCATCCTCAAGCGGAGCATAAGAACCTTATGAGCTTGTACAAAAACATGAACAAACGAAAAGCCGCTGGGACCTCCCGATCCAAAAAGAACTCCACGATTGACCCTAAGACCTACGCAAAAATGAAGGCAAAGAAGGGCGGGTTCAAAAAGAAATGATCGTTTCTTGGCTGCAGAAATTTTGGAAAGCCGTACTCCTCGTTACCTTAGGCCTCATCGGGCTGCTCTGGTGGACGCGGCGAGACGCAATAAACTCCTATAAGGACACCATCGATGAAGAAGCTAACACTCGTGGGCGACGTGCTAACGATGCTGCTGCCGATGCTGTGCGTCTTAGCCCTGATCAGCGTGCTGAGCGGATGCAGCGCAAAGGTTGGTTCAGGGATTGAGGCCTCTTGCGATCAGTGGAAGTACATCTACGCTAGTCGTGACGACACCTCTTACACCATAGACCAAATCTACTTGAACAACGTAAAGCGGGAGGCATTCTGCCGTGGCACGTGACTACAAGAAAGAGTACTCAAGGTATCACTCTAAGCCTGAACAGAAGAAGCGTAGGGCGGGTCGTAATAAGGCCCGTCGCCTTATGATTAAGAAGCGAGGCAAGAAGACGCTAGCAGGCAAAGACGTCGATCACAAAGATCGCAACCCACGTAACAACTCCGCCTCTAATCTTCGCATTCAGTCGAAGAAGAATAACCGTGGGCGGAACAAGTAATGGCAGAGGTCGAGCCATTCGCAATATCGTTTGGACCCTCTGCCACCCTAGCCTCTCAATTTTCGGGGGGGGCTAGGGCCTTACACGTGCTGCTGCTTCTAAGTAGGCGTGGCTGCCGGAGATTGCATGCCCTCCGGTAAAAGACCCGTACCTTTTCGAGAGACAAGCGAACATTGGCCCCTGCGGGGATAACCTTTGAGAGATTGGCTGCTGATTAGCGCCGGGATCGATCCTTTCATAAGAAATCTCAATCTCCATTCATAAGGATATTTACGATGGCTCAGACCATTACCCTTTCGAATACCGTTGGCCCAGCCAACATCCAGACCTTTGCTGGTTCTGGTACCCCAAATAATGGTACCTACGCCAACTCCCGCGACCTCCTGCTGAAGACCTTCTCCGGTGAGATGATCAAGCACTTTGACGAGAAGTTCGCACTCAAGAACGGCGTTCGCTCCATCACCCTCAACGGCGGCATCTCCGCTCAGTTCCCTGCAATTGGTCGTGCGTCCGCTGACACCTTCATCCCTGGACAGGAGATCGTCGGTCAGCAAATCGATACTGCTGAGAAGGTCGTGACCATTGACGACACAATCATCAGTAGTGTTTGGATCAACAATATCGACCAGATGTTGACCCACTTCGAGTTCCGTGGTGAGTACAGCCGCCAGATGGCTTCCGCTATGGCTCTTACGATGGAACGCAAGCTGTTCCAGCGTGCTGTAGGTGTTGCCCGTCTTGGTGATGACTACAACGCCGCAATGGTACCAGGCGTTGACACCCCTTACGCAGCCGCTTCCGGCAAGGGTGCTGGCCTCGTAGGCATGAATAACGCTGTAACTAAGCGTCTTGGCGCTAGTGCTGGTCCTGCTGAGCTGATTAACGCAGCATTTGAGGCAGCGGCCTACTTCGACAGTGAGGACATTCCTTACGAAGACCGTGCGCTGTACGTTACGCCTTCCACCTACTACGCTCTGATCAACTCCAACGACACCACCGTTACGAAGCTGCTTGACCGCGACTTCTCGAACAATGGTGACTTCGCGGGTGCTCAGCTGTACCAGGTGGCTGGCTTCAACCTGATCAAGACCAACCACATGGCGATCAACGGCACGTTGAACTCCAATACTGGTCCTGACAGCCGTACGCCTCTGAACGCTCCTACGGGCGGCTTTGGTGACGACTACGCGATCAACGCTACCGAAACCCTCGGTATGTTCATGCACTCCTCTGCCATCGGCATGATCAAGGCTCAGGACATGGTTACCGAGACCGAGTACTCCGTTGCTAAGCAGGGTACTCTGCTCGCTTCCAAGATGCTCTTCGGTTCTGACGTTCTCCGTCCTTCGGCACTCTACGAAGTGCGTAAGGTCGCTGACGGCGTATAGTCGGAAGCACTACATAGTGGCAGTAAAGCGATTACTGCTTTTGAGGGGATCCCATGGCGGGGTCCCCTTTTCACTTAAACACAACCTAAGGCGGATACAATGCTTGCACCATCAACAAAACTCGATGCAGTTAACTCGCTTTTGACGGCTGTAGGCGAGTACCCGATTACAAACATTGAGGCTGACATTGCAGAGAGCCAAATTGCGGTTCAGACGCTAGATGAAGTCTCCCGAGAATTACAGAGCCGGGGCTGGAGTTGGAACACTCGCCACAAGGCTGAACTAACACCTGATGCAAACAACAACATCCTCATTCCGTCCAATGTCACTCGTGTGGACGCAACGGACACGTATGGATGGACCGACCGTAACAAGCGCTACACAATACGTGACGGCAAGCTGTACGACATGATCAACTTTACGGCGACATTCGAGGCCACCTGTTATGCCAACATGGTCTACTTGTGGGACTTTGAAGACCTTCCAGAGGAAGCGAGACGCTTCATCACTCTTGATGCGAAGCACCGGTATATGAACCGAGTTGTCGGCGCAGACAGTGAGATGGCTCAGGTGCAGCAACAGGCCACAAGAGCCTTTATCGCCCTAGAGCAGGACGAAGATAAGAGCGCAGACAGAAATGTCCTCTGGGACAACCCACTCTCTAACTACATCTCATCCCGACATCTCGGAGGTTACTGACGATGCCTTACCTGTCTGACAGCCTCCCCAGTCTCACTGGCGGGGTGACGCAGCAGGCCCCTGAGTTACGTCTACCCTCAGCGGTTGATAGCGCCACTAATGCGTATCTTTCGGCTGTACATGGGGTAAACAAGCGCAGAGGCGCTGAGCACATCGGAAACCTGACGTCTAATGCGCTGGGTACCTCTACTTTCGTACACACCATCGACCGTGACGCGGCTGAGAAGTACATCGTGACTGCGAACTCAGATGGCACCGTCGAAGTGTTTGACCTCAACGG